GTTATATCACGCTCCTGCTACGGGCTCTGCCTTGACGCCAAGGTAGTTCTTTAGAAGTCCCTTGAGAATAGACAGCGCCGCTGCGGCGCCTGCGATACCAGCATCCTTAGCGGTGCTGAGATCAGAGACGCTGAACGCGCTTAGGAAAGTGAACGCTGCGGATGCAGCGGTACGCTCTAGGATATCGAGAACCTTGCTGTTCATCATGCTCCTTCTGGCCAGACGTTGTTGATCTGTTCGGCTGTGGCATCGTCTAGAATACCACTAGTGGTCAGGCTGAATAGCGCCTGGAACCCACGAATATGAGAGACGGTGTCTGGGTCTAGCTCACCAGTCTCGTTACAGTGAAGTACGCGTTGGACATACTTGATCGCCTCATGCTCCTGGTTCGTCACGGGAGCATAGATGCGCCGCTTGTACCACGATGGCTTTGTCATGCGCCAACCTTCGCTGCAATCTTGTCGAGGACAACTCGCGCGGACTTGACGTCGTCAAGTACCTCTGCGACTGCTGCTCGCTGAGTGACTAGGTCCTCTAGTACCGAGACCCTAGCCGTTACCTCTGTGAGGTGATCATTCTTCTCTGCGACTACCTCTTCGAGGTGATCGACCTGTGCTTGAAGCATCTCTACAGTGTTGCTAGCTACGGTGCTAGAGTTAGCAGCGTCCGCCAGAGCGGACTGCTTACCGTAACGGACTCCACCATACATGCCGCCAATGACACCGGTAGCAGTCGTGATGACAGTCGTAAGAGTTGCCTGATCCATAACCCTCTCCCCTTGGTTATGCAGTCTCCGCAACTGTGCGGAGAGTGGCAGTTAGGTAACCACCTAGAGGAGCACGGTCTGCTCCCGGTGGCGATAGCTGCGTAAACTTCCAGTCATCGATAACGACGAGCGTGCTAGTGTTCGACTGTAGTTCCTGGAAGCTTACTACGTCCCCCTTGCGAGCTAGCTCTCGGAAAGCATTGAGAGCATCGCTTGCATATCCATCATAGCCAACGCGCTGTCCACCCTTGTCCGTCTCATCATCGAAGAGAAGGAACGTCTGCTGGATAATGCGCTGCCTGATAGAACCTGGCAGGGCCTTGACCTGCCAGCCATTCATCACCGCACCTGCGGTAGTATCTGTCGGACTCCTCCTGAGCGTGAACTTTAGTTCGATCCAGTTCTGTGGGCCAGGAGGTAGGGGGGTAGCGATATCGCCTTGACCGGGCGCGAAAGCTGGTCCGTATGTAACGTAACTGATCTCTCCTCCGCCCTCTGGAACCATAGAAACGATAAGGTCTCCGAGCAGAGGTGGGGTGCGGATAGAGAAGAACTTGAAGAGCTTAGGCTCTTCGGTGTTGAAGCGAATGCGACCGGTGTACAGGTAGCCTTCGGGGATCAGCGTTGCTGCTGCCTCGATTACTCCTCCGGTCCCGATGACGTTGTAAGCCTTGCGATCAGAACCGCCGAACATAGTAACCGAAGTCACCGCTCCGTTGTTGCCGATCGAGTACAGGTCACGAGAGTACGCGAACCTTAGTGGGTTGTTCGTGGTACCAGTCTCTACTACTTCACCGAGGTCTACTCGGTACAGCCCCGACGCTCCGTCGTGGGCGTTGGTAGAACCGATCCACATATAATGGTCGTAGCCTACGATTCCAGAGCAGCCGTTCGTTACAGTAAATAGTAGCGGACCGAAGTTAACGTCACCGTTGCTGTCGATACTAGCCGCTCGGAACCCCTTGGTAGTAGCGATGCCTACGAACGTACCGATGTACGAGTAGATCGTATTGATACGCTCACCGGATGGCATAGTAGAAGTCACTACACCAGCCGCTAGAGTAGGTACGGTACCATCGCTGGCTAGCTGGAACTTGAAGATGTACCCGGTAGTCGAGTCATTGCCTGAAACGTAGATAGCGTTAGGCCCCTCGGAGATCGAGGTCCATACGAAGTTCGGGTTAGGGTGTGTGTAAATCGGAGTAGGAAGTGCACCGGATCCAGTAGTTAGCAGGATGTACACGTTCGGACCAGAGGTCGCCACCAGGCGACCCTTGATGAACTCAACCATGTCGAGAGCACCAGTGTAGCTATTAGTAGCTGCTCCTGCATCTACTCCAGACCACAGTCCGTTGTCCTTGGCGATCCAGTACGTAGTACCAGAAGACGACATGTCCCGGTTGTTGCCAGCGCCATCGGTGATGACAGTAGTAGCAGCGTCCGTTACCTTAGACAGCGTGGTCGCGTTCATGTACCACATCGCATCGACTCCTGTACCATCGACGTACCCGCGCACCTGAGTAGGTGCGGCGGATGCATCTGCAACCTTAGTCGTACTGTTGCGCAGTAGCTTGAGGTTGCCAGGGGACCAGGAGTCGATGCCTAGCGAGGTGTTGAACCTAAGGTTGTGCTGCCTGATGTACGGGTTAGTAGAGTCGGGGTCCTGGTACAGGACACCCGCTCCATCTGCAAAGTCAGACTGACTACGTAGCCACCAGCCCTGGAGAGACTGCTCACCAGGCTCCGCGAAAGAGTCAAACTGCTCCTTGCGGATAGGTGCCATGCCCTCGGTGTAAGGCCACTGGTCACGCGTAGCAGACAGGAACGGGATCCCTCCTACTGCGTAGTCGTACAGTACATCCTGTAGCGCGTACTGTGCAGTCGTTCCAGTACCAGAGAAGTTGGATACTTGCCACGGGATCCTGTTTACGATGTCTGCCATGTTAGTCCTTAGATACTGTTGTCAGTCTCGTACGTCATCGTGACGTTGATATAGTCACCAGATGCCCACGTTGCAGGAACGGTGGTACCCCAAAGGGTACCGACGTTAGAGTCCGAGATGCGGATACGAGTGAAGTCGGACGGGTCGGCCTGTGCAGTACCGTTGCGGAACGTAGACCTAGAACCAAACGCGGATCCAGTACCAGCCTGGTTGCCACCTAGGTTGACGTGAGGCTTGCCAGACGGGAAGCTAAAGAACCACGTACCAGTACCAAACGTAGTAGTCGAACCAGCCTGCCAGAACCAGCGGACAGTGATGGTACGACCATGCTGCCTGTATCCTCCGGTCAGCGTTCCGTTGCCGATAGCTGGTGCAGCACCAGAAGACGTCCACAGCGGAGTAAACACAGTCCATGCAGGCTCGCCTAGGATCGTGAGGTTCTGCGTAGTCAGAAGTCCTACGTTGTCGACGGTAACCTGAGCTACGCCAGCAGCGTTCTGGAACTCGGCTACCCTAGTAGCCGATGGTCCTGCCTTCATGGTTACGCCACCGGTACCAGGAGACGGGTCTCCTACTAGGAACGTTCCCTTTAGGGAGCTGAACTTACCAGTCGAGTCAACGGTTACTAGGTCAGCAGCGGTGCTGTCCTGGATGTCAAGGTACGGCGACGCCATAGACGCTGGACCCTTGACGAAGATCGGTACTTGTAGCGTGTTGGTCGTGGTGATGTTTACGCCGTTCGGCTCCACGAAAGTGCCAGCGGAGTTGATGGACGCTAGCACCGTGCCGCCGTTTGACAGCCACCTCTGTAGCGCGCCAGACTGGCCGGATGCTCCCTTAACGTCAAGCTGGTTAGAGGCCGCTACAGAGCCATTCAGGGCCACGGCACCGGACAGCGTAGGAGTGTTGTACGTAGCGGAACCGGTCACGGTTCCGGTGATGTTAGGGTTGTTCAGAGTAAACGCACCAGAGAACGTGGTGCCAGCACCAAGCGTCTTGTTAGTAAGGGTCTGGGCGTCGGTCGTTCCCACGACCGCCGACCCTACTGCGATACCGTGGACGTTAGTCGATGCGTTCTCGTGAGCCCTAGAGTCTGCGAAGTCTCGTGCGCTACTGACGTGACGAACGATCGCACCTGCGGCGTGAGTAGTAGCAGACGTACCATCGACTGCCCTAGTTACAGTAAGCGATAGACCTGCTACGGCGGTGACATCTACAAGCTCTTCGTTAGGAAAGCCGTAGTCGAGTGCTAGCGTATAAGGCGTGGAGCTAGGGAAGCCGGTGGTAGCTGCGACTGCGATGACAGTAGTAGACGGGGAGTACGTACCCGTAAGGGTAGTCTGCTGTGCGATGCTGGAATAGAACCTTACGGTCATTGCAATCCTTATCCGTTGAAGCTCTGGTAAGAGTCGAAGAGACGCTGTAGCCTAGTGCGCTCTTCTGTTAGCCTCTGGTTGTATAGGCTATAGAAGAACTTCACCGTGTCGCTAGCAGCACTGGTTGGTACTAGTGGAGCGCGCTCGGTTGCTTCGATGTTCTGCTGCTGTAGTCTGCCAGCCTCGTAGGCTGGCAGTAGCCTATAGCAACTGCCGTACGTGATCATATCTACGTAGCGATCTGGGTAGCCAGTGCTAGTAAACAGATCAGTATCTGCCGATAGCAGAGTAGGCGGCATAGTGTACGAGACTCGGATGTTCCTACCAGGCACGATGAAGTCATACACCTGTAGGGACTTGCCGGTCGGAGTAGGAGTGGGCTTGGTCTGCGATCCAGTAGAAGCTACAGGGTTGAAGCGCCAAGACTGGCAAGGGAACCATACGCCAGAAGGGCCGATGGTGTTAGCCGTTACCTTGTACACGTCTTCTGCTGCATCAGGGATCGGGTACTCATACCTTGCTGCGAACTTCGGAAACTCGTACTCGCCGAACACCCAGAGGTCTGGGTACGTACCGATGATTGTGTCGTTGATAGCTTCCCTGATGCGAGCCTTAGGGAAGCGAGGGTCGTCCTCAACTAGATCGTCGGTAGAGTGTGATGCAGGCGTGGTGCTTAGAGCACCACGACCATTGAGCCCACCCATAACGGTTACTACGCCCGAGGTGCGGTCATACTTCTTGACGAGAATCATCTCGTCGCCGATCTGGACCAGACCACGCGACAGGTTCGTAACCGTCTCGGTGTCAACGGAGAAGGTAGTGTCCGTGGAAGTCATCGGCTGCACAAGCTGAGATACAGAAGCCTGGTCCTTGGTGTACCCAAGGAGCTGCTGCTCAACTCGTGTGATTACATCCTTGAAAGTGACTGCCACGGTCACTCCTTATCTTAAGACTCGGACCAAACGAAGCCCATGTTCCATAGCTGGCTGACTGTACCGAGTGCGGTAGATACCACAACTCCTTCTCCAGGTAGGCAAGCTACGCTTGCGCCGGTCGGAGGAGAGAGAGTAGCTGTAGTAGAGATTCCCTGAGCTGCGCTAGTGATCGCAGGTGGGATTCCGACGATAGCGATTCCTGTCTTGGTCACAGTAGGGTTCGCGGTGCGAACCTCTGCGATAGAGTTCGCTGTGGTAGACAGGAACTTAGAGACGCTAGCGGCAGCTAGAAGAACGCCGCCGCTAGCGGCGCTGGTCTTGGTGACTAGTAGAGAAGTCGTAGCCGAGGTAGCTGCGGTTGCCCATGGTAGCAGGATAAACTGGTAGAACTTGAGTACCTTGCCACTGCCTACTGGGTTGAAGATAGAGATGAAGTTGTTCGCTGCCACAACACCCGGAACGTCTGCGATCTGAGTCGTGTAGAAGTTGATTCCTGTAGGGAATCCATCGGTCACGAACAGAGGCGTAGATGCGGTGTTGCCCTGGTTGGTAGTAGGAATCGTTCCGTTGATAGGAGCGATGCCTTCGATGCTAATGCGGTTTTCGGCCATAAGACTCCTGTCTTACGCTCCGAAAGCAACTCCCGTTGCGTCGGAGGTTCGCACCGCTTCGTCAATCTTTGCACGAGTAGTGCCACGCGGGCGAATGCCCTGATCGTGGGCATCCCTGTAGTCCTCTAGCTCCTTGTCCCACTCCTTCTGGATCTGAGTTCCCATAAGGTTCGGGTTAAGGTTGAGGCGCTTAGAGCGCATGCACTCGCCGAAGGTCGCGTGATCCTTGGTAAGGCACACAGAGGAGCAGTTGCTCCCCTTCTTCTTCCTAGTCATTGTTCCTCGCGATAGCTGCGTTGGCCCAGAACATAACCTCTTCGAGCTTGGTCACCGCCAAAGCCTTCTCTCGGCCTTCTGGTAGCTTGGAGTTTAGAAAGTCGGCCAACTGCCGACAGTTCTCTCGTGCGCTAGTGTGCTCATTGCGCTTCTCTTCGGTGGTTGCAGCGTGAAACGCGAATCGGCTTTCGATATCTTCGTTAGTCATTGTCGCCCATACTGGTAGAAGTGTAGATTCCCTGACGGTAAGAGTCGTGGTCGCTAGACAGATCAGCGTACTGGTGAAGAGCGATTACCTTGGACAGGTTAGTCTCAAGGATGCCCTTCTCGTTGTTCTCGACACGAGTAGTAGTTCCACCAGGACCGTCGATGTTAGACTGACGGGTGCGTAGGTACTCGATGTACTGGTCGTAGTTCGGGTCGCACGGCTCCTGGGCCGGATCATAGTTGATAGCCATTACTTAGCCTTCTTCTTTCCGGCTGCCGCCATCTTCGCCATCTTGGCGTTGCCATACTTCTTCCTACCAGCGGCGGCTGCAATAGCAGCCCCCTTCTTTCCGCCACCAGCAGCCTTGGCTACAGCAGCGAACCTTCCACCCTGACCGAGTGGAGCCTTCTTGTTAGGCTTTGCAGCCATGAGATCCCCTTATGCAGGTGCGATTGTGGTTACGGTTCCAGAGCTTCCGCGATACTTGAGAGCGCCAGCCTCGACGTACAGGATTCCTCCTCCGGTCGGGTTGGTCGTCGGAGAAGTAGTAGCGTTCTTCATCGAGATCACGGAACCAGCGGACCCTCCGAGGTCCGCGCTAGTAGCGCCTAGCTGTAGTGCAGACGTGCTGAACGTAGTAGCTCGGAAGATAGTGTTGCCAGCGTTGCTGACCTGGAACCTCTGGTTTCCACCAGAGTCCTTGAGGTTGACCATGTCAGTACCGGCGGCGGTAGCAGTCATAGCTAGACCAAACGTAGTCGTATCTCCCTGACTTACTTCTAGTGCGCCAGCAGGAGCGTGGCCTGTAGCCACGCGAATGCCAACGGTTCCGTTGCCCTTGACTACGAAGTCGTCTCGACTGTTGTTTCGCAGAGTCACGAGGTTTCCGGTAGTAGTACCAGTGGTACTAGTAACGAAGACTCCCTGTGCTGCGGTACCAGAAGTCTGTAGATCGATGCTAAGCGCTGCTGCACTAGAGTCCGAACCATCGCCCTGGCCAACGTGAGCTACCTTGATGGTCCCACGGTTAAGTTCCTTGCCAGATACTTCGAAAGCAGAGAAGTTCGTGTTGTCCGATACTACGTTGATAGCAGCGTTCGTAGTTCCAGTGGTGTCGGCCTGGTAAGCGGTGATCGCGTGAGTGTTAGGACTGTTAGACTTGAAGAAGCCTACTTGTCCAGAGTCAGAGGATCCGCCCTGGGCGTTCACGGACGTACCATTGAAAGCTATTTCGTCCGCAGTGAGACGGGCGTCCAGAGTAGTCAGTGCCGCATTAAGCGGCACGTCCCAGTTCGTAGTACCCGCTGGGATTTGTGTGTACGTCATGATCCAAAGCCTCCCTGGCCAAATCCGCCCTGACCGAATCCCTGGTCGGCTGCTAGCGTGAAGTTAGTATTGTCTACGCCTACGTTAGAAGAGATTAGGCATGCCTTGGTGGCGTCGTCTACGATCCATTCGTACCCACCACGGAAGTAGTGGAGCCTAGTGCTAGGCTCTGGGTAAGGATCAGTGGGAACCTTTGGCAGGTTGACTGCTCCAAGCTCGTTGGTGTACGCATCGTATCGCACTTGCTCGTATATACAAGGTGATACTTCCTGAATCGAGATTGCTCGGTTCAGAGAGAAACGCTCCATCAGGGGGTTCCACGCAAAAGGAGCCTCCCTGACAACAGGAGTCGTAAAGATCCAGTTAGCCATGGGAGGCTCCAATCACTTAAGGAAGAAGGATGGTGAGCTTAGCCTGAATGTCGGCTAGCTGTGCAGCCAGGGCTGCATCCTTCTGGTCACGTACTCGCTTGTCCTCCATGTCACGGATGAGCTGACGAGTAGCCTCGCTCTCATCTCGGACACGCGCCTCAAGCTCACGCCTTACGACGTGCATCTGCTCGTTCTGATCCTTGGCAACCTGTTCGATTCGAACATCAGAGATCTTCTGGTTCTCTGCGATCTGATACTTAGTTTCCACGACCTGTACTGCGTTGTCCTTGGACGAACCAAGAACGTCTGCGGTGATGTCGCGCTTGCCCTGAGCATCAGCGGTTGCGTGGATCAGGGTGGCATCCTTTCCCTCTAGACCGTGGTGCCTATCGGTGTTGATAACGACCGGGGCCTGCTGACCCATAGGCATCACTCCTGGAAAAGTAGGAATGCTGTAGTCACCATCTGCCATACGATCCTCCTATTGAAATGAGGTGGCCCTTTTGGCCACCTCACGTCTTAAGGTATTACGTAAGTGGAGATAGGCTGAACGAAACGACGATCCAGTTAGTACCGTCGTTGATGATCGTAGCCATGGCTCCTGCAACGATAACGTAAGTTGCTGCACCGTTGATAGTACCTGCTGCTGGAGTCAGGGTCGCGGAGCCGGAGGCTCCGTTGTTGACTAGAGTGAAGGTACGTCCAGGCTGGACTAGAAGTCCAGACGGGACAGTGACAGCCTTTGCTCCTGCTAGCGTGGTAGACACGACAGAGTCAGTGTTGCCAAGCGTTACAGTAGCGGATGCGGTTGCGCGGTAAGTGTAGCTAGTGTTATCTAGACCACTCATGGATCACGCTCCAGTTGCGTGGACGCTAGAAGAAGACTCGGTGCGGATAAGTGCCTCAGGACGGTACAGAGACCATCCTGCCACACCGTACCAGCCGAGAGGCTGGAAGCGGGTGAGCTTATCTACGACAGGTCCACGAACGGTGTGGAACTCCTCGGCTACAGCCTCGGCTAGCGCCTGCTGGCCTACGGTGTAAGTCTGGAAAACGTTAGCAGGAGTACCGTTAGCGTTCAGGGTGTAGTTCACACGAGGAGTCTCGATGAAGACAGAACCCTCGTACTCGCCAATCTCTCCGGCCCAGATGTTACCAGCAGAAGAGTAGTTGTGCGGGTCACGCCAAGCTGCTGCACCAGTCTCTGCACGAAGGTCAAGAGAAACCTCGGGAGAGATGTACGTAGTGTAGAAAGATCCCTTGTTAGGGTGAACCTTCTGGAAACGTAGCTTCGCAACGGCCAGGCGTACAGCCTGGGAGTTGTAGATAGAAGCAGCGGTGACGTTGTTAGTAGTACCACCGTTGTAAAGGTTGGTGTTCGCACCGTTAACACGGATGACCTGGGTGCCGGCCTGGAGAACGTTCTGAACAATCAGGTCGACAGAGTCGATCAGGTTCCACGCTACCTGGTTGACAAGACCGGCAGTCACATCAGTGAAGCTGAACAGGTCAAGCTTGTTAGACACAAGGATCGCGTTACCGTACTCGTTAAGAGTAACGGAAACAGTAGCAGGCTGACCAGCCGCTACGGCGTCTGGGTCAACTAGCTCGTTGAGCGGAGTGATCTGCTGTGCTAGATCCTGGTAGATCTCGAAGACAACGCTAGATCCAGGCATTGCCTGGGCAACTGGCTTCTTGTCTACGATCATACGGAAAGTCGGCTGTGCACGAAGAGCAAACTCAAGAGCGCGGTCGTACGCGGTCTGGACGAGGTTGCTCATCGCGGTAGTGCCGGTAAAGGCGTTAGCCATGCCTAGTCCTAACTAGGAAAGGGCTCTTATCGATTGAAGTTCATCGCGTTGATAAGTCCCTGTAGATCAGTGGCATCGTTGAGATTCGCACTGGCCTGCTCCATAGTTCCAAGAGGCGTGCCCTGCTGGCCCGCGTTGTTGAACTGTTCCATCTGCTGCTGTAGCATCGGAGGAAGAGCATCGGCTACTGGCGGCTCAACTGCTGGGGCGCTTGGCGTCCCGGTAGAAGGTGCCCCGAAGATACTGCGCTGGTCGTTGACCCACGCCTTGATCTTCTCTGGGTCGGCATCTCCCTGGTACTGCGTAGCAGCACCCGGAACGCCTAGGTCGTTGAACACAGACTGAACACTCTGGATCTTTAGGGTCCTCTGGATCTGCTCAAGCTGATCCTTTAGCTCCTTGTTCTCCTGCTGAGTCTTCTCCGCAAACTGTCGAAGCCCACCGGGCGAATCGATGCTGTCGTTGCCCTGGTTCGTAGTCTGGCTGTCGTCAAATCCCCAATTAGTCACGCTGACTCCTAGTTATCGTTGTTTGTGAAACGCCAATAACCCACACCTAGGGAGATGTGGGTCAAGCTCGTCTCTATGATTCCGGACTTTATGACTACCGCATCCGCCGGACCTGATGCAGTGGTACCCCCTGGCGGAATCGAACCACCGTCTGTTGCTTGTAAAACAACGGCCCTCCCATTAGACGAAGGGGGTGTAGCTTCGCAGGGATTCGAACCCTGGACCTAGGCTTAGGAGGCTCAGGCTTATCCAGTAACGAAGCAGCTCTTCCACCAGGATTCGAACCTAGATCCGACGGTTAACAGCCGCCTGCACTACCCTTGTGCTATAGAAGAACGAATGAGACACAGCTCGGGGCGCTGTTGTTTGAGCAACGCCGCCCAACGGCGTTGTCTCTCATACGCATTGTGTTGAGCCCCATCGAGGAATCGAACCCCGATCACCTGATTACTAAACAGGTGCACTGACCGTTGTGCTAATAGGGCGAAGTGTTCCGGGTCGGATTCGAACCGACGTTCACGGGGATTAAGAGTCCCATGCACTACCAGACTGTGCGACCGGAGCGTGGATCTGGTGGGAATCGAACCCACTTCCTACGAAGCTCCGCATGCGGCGTTCTCCGTAGTCGAAACCATACAGACCCTTAAAGTACCCAGTAGCGGACTCGAACCGCTATCACCAACTTCGTAGGCTGGCGTCCTGTCCTTTGAACGAACCGGGCAAGCGAATCGGCATTAGCCGATTCTCGTTAAGTGGTCAGGCGTACGGGTTATGATCCCGCTTCCCCTCGGTCACAGCGAGGTGCTTTACCATTAAGCTAACGCCAGTGTGCCGAACCGTGGAATCGAACCACGTTATCTCGGGCTTCAACCGAGCGCTCTTCCATTGAGCTAGTAGGGCGGGGCCGCTGCTCCACGCTAGTAGATGTTCCAGCGGCTTTGTAGTCCACCAGGGAATTGAACCCTGCTTGACAGGTTGAGAACCTGTAGTCTTAACCACTAGACCAGTGGACCAAAACGTACGCCCACGAGGGCGTACGTGGTTTAAGTAGTCACAGAGGGATTCGAACCCATCACTTGCTAGTTCCTAAGACTAGTGCCTCTACCGTTGGGCTATGTGACCATGTACTACAAGCGCGCACGAAGGGACTCGAACCCTCACCCATCTGGTTGACAACCAGAGGCTCTGCCTTTGAACTACGAGCGCAAGTGGTAGGGATGGAGAGAATCGAACTCTCTTCTCTCGCGTATCAGACGAGGGTACTATACCAGTGTACTACATCCCAGTGGAGAAGCCGGGAGTCGAACCCGGATCACAAGTTTGCAAAACTAATGAGATCACCTAATCACAACCCCATGGACGCCTACTCGGATTCGAACCGAACCGGCCGCTTTGCAGGCGGCCTCCTCACCAAGAGGATGCAGACGACGTGGTTGGACGTGTCAGAATCGAACTGACCTAGACCGAAGTCGAGAGGGTTACAGCCTCCCGTGTGTCCCAGCACCCATCCAGCGGAAGAAGGTGGAGTCGAACCACCAGGCTTTCACCTGATCTCCCTTAGCAGGGGAGGTGGCCCCCACGGGCCACATCTTCCAAGCGGAAAGTAAAGGAATCGAACCCTTAGGCTTGCACCTAGTACGGCTTTCTAAACCGCTTGCGGACCGTTCCGCACTACCTTCCAAGTCACGTACGGTGGGCTGTCGGCGCCCCCCAAGGCCGAAGTGGTCGGCCTGCCAGGAATCAAACCTGGTACCTCCGTACTCGCTGCCCGACAAGGATTCGAACCTCATCCCCCTGGTCCAGGGCCAGGTGTCCTACCGATTAGACGATCAGGCATTGGCAAAGGACGAGGGATTCGAACCCTCACGGTACGGTTTTGGAGACCGACCGGCACAGCCTACGCTGTCCAATACGTGGTGGAGCAGACGGGACTCGAACCCGCAATACTAGGGTATGGGCCTAGCGTGATACCGTTTCACTACCGCTCGGAGCCCCACGCCGGGTTCGAACCGGCGAGCCTAGTTTGGAAGACTAGTATGTTACCACTACATCAGTGGGGCAGAGTGAAGGCTGACGTCTCCGGACCGTCATTTAAGCCCCTGGCAAAGGACACCTTCAAGTGGTCAAGCTACTCAGAATCGAACTGAGGCCATCACGTCCCAAACGTGATGTGCTTCCATTACACCATAGCGAGTCTAGATCCTAGTGGGAGACCAACCTCATCTAGGTATGACTGTTCAAGAGCTATGCTACGCTAAACATCTAACGTTGTCAAACGGTAGTGCGTTACGTAGCCTGAGTGCTGTTAGACAGTGCGGATCCTGCGGTGCCCACGGCACCGCCGAAGTTAGCCACCTCTCGTCCTACTAGGTTACGCTGCTGCTGTACAGCCTGTGCGTTACCCTCGAACGTAGCCTGCTCGGCAGTACGCTGGTTGTACGATCCACCATAGATCTGAGCAAGGTTCTGGTACTTGCCAAGAGTATCGGCGATCTGTGCATACCCCTGCTGAGCAGTGTTAGACGTGACGCCCTCGGTCGCCAGGTTGCCAGCGAACGTAGGATCGAACGTAAGGCCCTGCTGTAGCGCTGCCGCTCCGATGGTCGCGGTAGCTGCGCTCTTCTGTAGAGAAGGCAGCGCACGGGTCGGATCTAGGAAGTACGACGTAAGCTGACTGTCGCTGATTCCCATCTGGTTAAGCGCTTGCTTATACGTCGGGTTGGCTAGCGTAGTAGCCTGAGACGCTAGATCCACGCGAGACTGGATCTCGGTAGGGCTGACGTTCTTGCCGATCCACGTAGTAAAGTCGGACGGCTGATCGTAGAAGCCGGACGGGAGTCCGGCAGATTCCATGATCTGGCGATACGATGCTTCGGTCGAAAGGTACTCGGCCGGGGAAAGAACTGGTAGACCAGCAGACTTCCTCGCTTCGTTGCCAGCGAACCTCTGCTTATACTCGTCGGTGTTCTGTAGCAGGATCGAGATCGTGTCAGCAGAGTAGCCGTTCTTGATGTAGTCGTAGATCTTAGGTGCGAGGCTACCTAGTCCATACGACTTGAACACATCCGTAAGGGCTACGTAAGCGTCACGATTGGCGCCTGTAAGGGCGCCCGCTAGACCAGACCCTACTGTAACGGCTGGCCCCGTAGGTGTGGTGATGTTACCTGGATTGATGGTTGCCATGCTTCACCTTAGAACGTGAGTCCGAAATCAGATAGCACCTGGTGTGCGTTCTGCATTACACTGTCTTGTGCGTTCTTCGTCTGCTTCCACCTTGGGTCACCACGAAGCGTGTTCTCGAAATCCCAGATAGGCTGGGCAGCAGTCTGCCCAGTCTTGGGGTCCTTGAACTGTAGCGCCTTCTTGATCGTAGGATCGAATAGGTTGATACTCCCCGGAGCTACCTCTAGGATCTGCGACATGCTTTGCATATAAGGAGACGCTAGGTCAGACACAGTCTGACCAGCTTCAAGCTGCTTCTGCCACGAAGGGAACATAGCCTCAGCCTGCTTGCGAATAGAGTTCTGTGCATCCTGAACAGTAGACGCACCACGCTCAATGTTGCGAAGCTGACCCTGATACCATGAGTCGGAGTTCTTGATTCCCATGCTGTAACTGTACTGCTGTAGCGTATCGATGTCCTGACCAGCCTGCCCACCAGGGTGGTTGGTCGGAGAGAACTGTACGTACTGACCAAGGTAGTTCTTGAGGTCGTCGCTAGACCAACCCTTGGCTACCATGTTGTAAGCAGCAGCACTGATCTTCGAGTTCATCGCGGTCGAGACCTTGATACCCATGCTAGCAGCCGCCTGCCACGCCTGAGTGACAGCTTGCTTATACTTAGCAGAAGCGGTAGCAGGATCACCAAACTGTAGAGTAATGAAATCTCGTTCGGACTGGCTATGGGACTTGAACCACTTCGTGTCTCGGAGACTGGCCTGAAACTTCTGGGCAGTCCACTGACCCTTCACAGCCTTGTCGAAGAGTCCCTTCAGCTCCGGATTAGAGTTGAAGAGTCCTTGTACGAATCCGTAAGACTCTGCGGTCTCTGCTGGTGTCATAGACGTAGCCTTCTTGGTAGCCGTTCCTGTCGACGTAGATGTTCCCCCTCCGGTAGAGGACTGTCCGCCCGAGGCGGACATTACCTTGTCGACGTACTGTCGTACCGTGTTACCTCCATCGGAGGCAGAAGAGTTAGGGTTAGGCTGACCCGAGAACCACATAGATGCGGCGCCCTCAGCGCCGTACTTATTGTAGTACCCACCTAGGATCTTGTCAGCAACCTTGTCCTGTGCAGCCGGACTGTCGCGGAACTGCTGCCACGTCATAGAGTACCCGAGCGCCTGCTTAGTCCAGCTAGGGATGTTAGCCTTCATAACCTGGTACGCACCGACGGCGCCGATAGAGTTGACTACCGAGTAGTCGCCACCAGACTCTACCTTGCGGATGCCAGCCTTGAACTGTGCGAACGTAATCCCCATCAAGTCACCAGTCCCATCGACTGTAGCACGTTGTGTCCCACAGACATAACCTGATCCTGTGCGGAGCCGGTCTTGCCCCACCTAGGATCGTTGCGTAGCTGAGTAGTAAAGTCTAGCAGAGTCTTGCCCGCTGGCTTGCCGTTCTGGTCCAGACCATTGAGAGCACTCTTGATCAGTGGATCGTGTAGCGTAATAGACGTGCTCGGTACGCCAAGTTCCTGCGACATAGTCTGCATATACGGAGTAGCGATGTCAGCTATGGTCTGGCCTCCATCGATCTGAGACGAGAAAGCTGGGTAAGCGGACTTCGCCTGGTCTCGAAGCTGGGCCTCGAAGTCCTGAGTAGTCGCCAGCTTACGGACTACCATTGCCGCCTGGTTCTTGAGAGCTTGGTCAGAGATCGATACACCCATCTGAGAAGCGTACTGCTTCATCGTGTACTGGTGCATCCCTGCCTCGCCTGTCATCGTACCGTTCTTGGTGAAGTTGACGTATCCGCCTAGTACGTTACGGATGCCAGCCTCGTCTAGTCCAGCGCTCACTACGTTCTGTGCGATCTTACCGAGCTGCCCTACAGGCAGCGCGGCTCCTACCTCACTAGCTAGCTGCTGTACTTGTAGCCTAGCTGCCGATAGGTTCGCGTTGTACGTAGCAGGGTCCGTAGCCTTTAGCTGCTGGGCCTGGCGAGCGGTATCGCTCGTCGTCTTCCACCACTTAGTGTCGCGCAGCTCGGCCTGGAACTTGTCAGCGGTCCACGAACCGCTGACTGCCTTGTCGAACAGCCCCTTGAGTTCTGGGTTATGATCGAGGAATGCTACCGACCATCCGTAGTTGGCCGCCTGCTCTTCTGGTGAGAGCTTGATGTCGTCTGCTTGCGTGGCGAAATCCGCGTTGCTGGCACCCGCGTTGGATACTCCTGGCATGCGTCGTCCGCCGAGGAACCTGTCTGCATAGTACCCCTTGGTCATGTCTACGATCTCGACGTTCTTACCGGGCCGAGGAGCATCGATCATCTTGCCGCCGCCGATGTACATACCTACGTGATCAGGACCCTTGGTGCCAGGGTCGGTATCGAAGAACACCAGGTCTCCGGCTCGAAGACCCTTCATGCTCACGGCCTGACCCTGGCCAATCTGATCGTAAGTTACACGTGGAAGGTTGATGCCGAACTTCTTGAACGAATACTGCATTAGACCAGAGCAGTCGAACCCAGAAGGATCGGTGCCTCCCCACACGTAGGGAGTCCCCACGAACTGCTTCATGTAGTCAACTAGGTCGCTGCCACTAACGGTCATTTCATCCTCCGGTCGATGCGGAACCAGTGAGCATCTGCATCATAGCATTCCAGTACGTAGTTCCACTCTGGTACTTAGCGAACTCAGGACTCTGCGAAGCCTGATCCTGTACTACCTGCGCCTGAGCGGCGGCATCAAAGCCGCCGGAAGTAGTGCTGTTCTGCGATGCTACCTCTCCTCGGTCATTGATGTTCTGAGTAGACGTGGTGATAGTAGGGTTAGCTGCTTCCTGGGCATTGATGGTGCTCTTGTACTGAGCGACTTCCTTGGACGTAGGTGCACGACCAAGGGCCTGGGTAAGCACCTGAGTAGTCAGTGCCTTGACATCCTCGGCAGAGCTGAGGTTAACATCACGACTAGTCGTAGTCTTGGACTTGGGTCCGACATACTTAACCTTCTCGCCAGTAGCAGCGTCGACCATCCAGTCGCCCTGCTTGACCTCACCGTAGGTTCCCTTAGGGTTGGAGTACGTGTTCAGTACATCCCAAGGGGTCCACCTCTTTTCGGATCCAGTGCGCTGATTGAGCTGGAAGCTGGTCTTGACCAGTTCATCCCAGGCCGAAATGATGTCTCCGATTCCCATGCCAGCCTGGAAGCCTGGCACCTTGTTAAGGATGCCAGTGTTGACCAGCTTCTTAAGCTGGTCAGGATCGTTCTGGTACCAATCGCCAGGCAGTAGCCTGGCCTGGTCATATGTTAGAGTCTGATCCTTCTGCTGGACCACTCCTTCCCTAGTGAAAGGGGAAGTGGTTCCAACCTTACCCATGTAAATCGGCGAACTGTCAGACATCTTTCCGCCAGGGGCAGAAGGGCTAGCTCCCATGATCGAGTTGCTGGCAGCCTGAGACTGAGCCATGATCTGGGCGAGCGTCACCTGATTAGAAGCAGGGGCAGTGGCCTGCCCTGGGGGTGTAGACACTGCCCCTCCTTTTACTGTAGGTCGTCGTTAGATAGGTACCTGTGATATACGTCTGCGAACTTGGTGTTGCTTGCTACCAGTCCGGTCTGGAACGCACGCCAGAACTGAGCAAGATCCTGGTTGTTACCCATAGGGTTATCGCCTGGATCAAAGCTAAGCTGGCTAGCTCCTCGACCGGCTAGGGCCTGCTTCATGACAGTCCTCATTGCTAGGTACTGCGTAAGCGCTGGGATATCCTGACGCATCGGATCTCCCTTAAGCTGAGGATCCTGTACTAGCCTCTCGAACGACTGGATACGCCTTGGCACTGCGCCCTTGTCGGTCGTGTCGAAGTCCTCTTCCCAAGCTGGGTAAAGCTGCTTGAGGCTACCCTCGGTGGTCTTCTTTAGCTGTAGGAACTGCTCGGCTCCGCTCTGAGTGTACGAGTGGAAGCCGGACCTGATCAGAGCCGCATCGATACCCGACATCACCTTGTTGTACGCAGCCCAACCAAGACGGCGCTGGTTGTCTAGTAGCGCGTCCTGTACAGACTGAGTGCCGCGTACTGGGTTGCCACCGATGTTCATGTTCTTCTCGTCGTAGTAAGCAGAGCTAGAGAACTTGCCCTGATTGTACACGTCTCCGACGATGAACGATGCTAGCGACGGATCTCCAGCGATCTCCTTCTTGTACTTCTCCGCCGTTGCCAGCGCAGAGATGGTAGGAGCAATGCCCATAGACTTGTTCAGGCTAGCAGAGAACACGAAGTAGTCAGCACCGAACTTCTGTAGGAAGTTCGCATCAGCGTTCTTCGGGTCAACCTGCTGCATCTGCTTGAACTGGTCCGCATAGAACTGGTACGGAGTACCAGTAAGCGGAGTCGTAGTCGTCTGAGCTGGAGACATCCAAGAGGTGATCGCCTTGAGGTACATGAACTTCTTGGCGTTCTTCTGAGCCTTCTCCATATCAGGGACCGGCCCGCCATTGGCGTGCTCGGCTACCTGGCGCTGGTACTCCTGGAGTACGGCAGTCTGGTACTGCTCGGTCGAAGGGTGGCTAGCGTTCCATACGTCCTTGATATACTTAGGAGTTAGGGAATCCCTAAAGTCCTGCGGTCCATACGGAAGAACCTTTGCCCACTGTAGGAAGTCGCCGATAGCTGGTTCCTTCTTGGCGACCTGACTAGCAGCTACAGAGACAACCGGTCCAGTACCAGGGTTCCACCACGGATCTCCTGGGAGGATCGTGTTGAGAGCCTGGATCTTGATCGGGATATCTCCACCACCAGTGCCAGTAAGCGCGGCCGTAATGCCGCGCGTTCCAGGTGGCATCTTCATGTGGACAGTACGGTTGTTGATGTTCACAAACGTACGGTGCATCTTGCCATCAGAGCCCATGACATTCGCGTAGCCGTTCTCGTCTACGTGGTTGCCCTGAGAGTCGGTTACTAGGTTAGCTGCAACTGGTGCGTTGTAGATTGCCGCTGCGTTCCCTAGGAACTGAGGCTTCTCTGCGATCAGCCCACCCCATCGCTCTAGTCCATCGATCTGTGCAGACATGAACGGGGCGATGAACCTCATAGCCTGTGTCGCCGTAGTCCTGGTAGGATCGTAAACGATCTGGCCGATCTCCTTGCGAGCGAGACCATCAGACTTCTTTAGCATCGCGTTCATAGCCTTAGCGGTGATCGTACCACTAGTGTTACCAATCGACGTCTGGTAGCTAAGCTCCTGGTCGATCAGCTTACGCATGTGAGCTTCCTGCGAGCGCAGGTACGTAGGGTTGCGAGACATGATATCAGTAGGGACGGTTCCCATTGCATGGAATCCCTTGTTGATGATCTTGTCGATCATGCCGCCAACAGACTCGTTGTACCCACGCTTGGTCAGCGCCTTGATCTCTTCACCGTGAACAGCAGGGAGATCGTCGGAGTGGATAGCGGTACGGACGTCAGCCTCGGTGACCTTCTCTCCCTTGGAGATCTTGTCTAGCAGAGCTGGACTTGATGCGGTGTACTGGTTCAGTACATTGCGAACTCGGTTCGCCAGATCCTCTGGGTCCCGCGCTAGCGGGCCTAGGTTGGACATGTGCATCTTGCCCTCTGGAGAACTAAGGAATGCCTTAGCGTCTCCTAGGGTCATGTCTCCAGCTACCTTCTTGAATAGATCATCCTGGCCCCACTGCTTATTAAGGGCGTCAAGCAGAGATGCCATGTAGTGCGGGTCGTCCTTCTTGACAGTAGTCCAGTTGCCAGTCTTGACCATGCGGCCGTTGTCGATCTGCTCACCACGAGCGAAGAGAGTCTGGTTCGCTACGTCAGAGCTGATCTGGTCACGAGGGATAGGGTTCTCCCACTTAGTAGAGAACGCCTGCGGAACCTCAACGCCTCGGTGAACGATGGTTCCTTCTCCGATGCGACGACCAGTAGAGTCCTCGGCCTGCCTTAGGATCTCGTGCGCGTAGTCGGTGTGCTCGGCTAGAACGTTCTGGTGATCTAGCAGATCGTCCTTGAGTCCGGCTAGCTCGTTCGGATCGTGATCCTTGTCCGCTGCCATCTTAGCGATCTTAGCGTTCAGGGTCTTGATCGATCCAGTCTCGCGGTCGATTCGATCCATGACTACTGGCCATGCCTTAGAGACCTTGATGCGCTCGGTCTTCTCGGCCTCGGACAGCGGCTTGCCAGCGGCCTTGATAGAACTAGCCCTAGCCTCAGTAGCCGCCGCTACTCCTGGATCCGCGATCTTGACGATCGACTTAGAACCAGAAGCAGACGTGTAGCTTCCTGCGCCTCGAACCGCCTTGATGTACTGCTGACGATTCCTTGCCCAGTTGGCACCACCGTGCATGCTATCGATGATAGACGACATCATGCCGAACTTGACGGCAGATGCAGCCATCTCCTCCGATGGAGCACGTACAACGTATCCGGGGCGAAGCAGGGTCGATGCCTTCCATACGTTCGACAGAGAGTCGGCCGTAGTCATGACAGCATCTCGCATGCTTCCACCTACGGACTTGATGTTCTGTAGGTGACCTGCGTTCCTAGACAGGTAGTTGTCCAGCTCCTTGACGTCAAGAAGCGGCTCCGCATACGAGAGCTGAGTCTTGGCCAGCGGAGTTACGATCAGTCCTTCTCCGGTATCGATCATGTCAGCTCGGACGCCAGCAGCGTCCGGTGCTGCAAACATCTGAGAATTAGCACCAGACTTACCAAGTAGATCCTGGTGAGCCTTAAGCCTTCCGGTCTCGATCATGTCCGCGATATTGTGAGCTGCATCGTAGTTCAGGTTGTGCTGCTCAGACATCCTGCTAACAATGTCACCGTGGATCTCGGATAGAACCTTGGACTTGGCGATCTTGTCGGGTGCAGCAGAGTAAGCGTTTAGCATACCAAGGCGGATGCTAGGGTCTAGACTTGGAACCTGCTTAAGCATATCAAGCACGCGGTCGGTGGCATCCTCATCGTTGTGATTGATCATAGTGTTCGGCAGACGGTCTCCGAACGACTGGATCACACGAAGTGGTACGTTGTAGTATCCAGTAGAGATGATACGAGAAGCTAGGCTTCCATCCCTGGTCAGACCAGGATCGCGCTTCGCTACCTGTGCTGCGATAGTACGGTCAGCAGAGCGAGATAGCGCTCCACCAGACTCGGAGCTACGGATAGCAAGAGGTCCAGTACGGTACAGGCTCTTGGTAGTACCGAACAGGTTCGCCGCACCGGGAGAGAAGTCGTCTGGGTGCTTGACTACTCCACCTAGAAGCTCGGAGAACATGTCGTTCTTCTGAGTCAGTGTAGACACCTGAGTGTTCAGGGTGTCCATAAGACCAGCCTTCCACTGCTCGAACCGTAGCTTGTCGGCTAGAGAAGTAGCAGCGGCTCCGCCCATGGGGCGGACGCCATTGGCGCTGGTTAGAATGTCTCCAGTAGCCTTGCGGTAAAGGTCGGCCTTCTTCTGTAGGTTGCCGTACATCGCATCCCAACCAGCCTGGCGAGGGCCAGGCATGGTAGGACGTGGATACGGAGCCTCTAGTAGCTCACCCTTTAGAACACTAGGAGAAGTTCCACCAATGCCAGGTCCACCGGGGGCAGAAGCAGCAGAACGTCCCGCGCGGCTCTCTCCCATGTAGTGGTCGAACAGAGCAGGGTCGTACTTGACAGAGTCGGCTAGCTTGCGGTTGTCGATCGCCTTGGATAGCTGAGTCGCTAGTCCACTGTTCTTCACAGCGATCTGCTGGATAGCAGTCTGATCTCCCATGGCGTAACGCATGATCATAGGCTGCTCAACCTGGTCTGCGTTAGCGAACAGCTCAGAGAGCTGGTACTTCGCAGGGTTGACGCGACGACCAGTTCCCCAGATAGGGTGCTGAGAAATCTCCCAAGCAGACTTCCTCGCTCCGCCAGCAGCGCCAGGCTGTAGCGTCCAGTCGAAGAAGTTGTTTACGCTGTGACTAGCAGTGATCTGCTCGGGAGTCTTGGCAAGGGCCTGGCTGATCTTGGTAGCAGGAGAGCTAAGGAACGTGGTGTGCACGTTCTTGAAGTCCTGCGCGGTCTGGTCTGCTACGTGCAGAGACCGCAGTCCCTTGACGCCAGCAGATGCGACCTTGAGTCCGGTGTAAGCAGGGTCGATGCCCATGGTGGATACGGCATCGGTGATGCCAGTTCCTACGGTGTAAGTCCATCCTGCCTTGTTGCGCCAGTAGTCAGTGTCGTACAGGAACTTGTCAGTCTGCTGCTTTACGCGAGCCTTGTCTGCGGCAGACGCATTAGTCGTAGCGCCAAGGGCTAGAGGTCCAGCACCAGGGAGCGCCGCTAGCGCTCCCGACTTGATAACATCCTGCTGCCACGTCGGTCCTGCTGCTGCGATCGTAGAGATAGAGTTGGTGATCGCCTGTGCAGGAGAGATGTGTTCAGCAGACTTGTAGCTCTGGTTCCAGTCCTTTGCGCTGAAGAAGCTTGCGTTGCCAGTGTCAACACGCGCGGCTTGTAGCCACGCGGTAGATAGCGGCTGAGATACGCCCTTCGAGTATAGCCAATACGCACCAGAAGCTAGCTTGTCGACAGGGGCTACGACTAGACTGTCGGCCCCTTCCTTCGCTACTCCATATCCCGGTACGTGCGACAGGGCCCCGTCAAGGGCCTTGCCGCCAGAGCTTAGCCATCCCATGGTCTGCTGCATAAACCCGCCACGATCCTGGCGTGCGGCAGCTTCCTGCTGCTGCTGGTTCTTGTTCTGCGCCAGAACCTGAGAAGGCATAGTCGCAATCTGGAGTGCGAGGTTCGGGTCTGCGAAAAGACCCTGCCCTGCATCTGCTACATCCTCATCCCACCAGCGACTCATGCCTTCTCCTTATAGCTGCGACTTGATCTGACGCACGAGATTACGTGCGGCATCAGAACTACCTGGCTGGTTGGCCAGGAACTCTAGGGCGACCATGTAAGACGCCATGTACTGATTCTGTGTTGACTGCGAACTAGACAGGGCCGAAGGGCCCTGGCCTGGTCCCGCGGCCGCTCCATCTGTTACGGGTACATCAGGCATCTGTGTGTCAGCGTTGAGGCCGACTACGTTCTGCGCTGGATTCCCGAACATAGAGTTGAACGAAGATGCGATAGCACCAGAGTTTGCCATTGGTGCAGATGCCTTGAGATCCTGGTAGTCGGCGTTCTCTCCGTACTGCGAGTTAGGTAGCGAGTTGTTCGCGTTGCTCACAGCCGTGTCAGTCCGCTTGCTGAACTGCCCAGGTCCGGACACTGGAGTGCTCATTGTTCCCTCGTGATCTCGTTGAACTTGCGATCGTAGATCTTCTGGTTAGCATGCTGTGCGGCGATCATAGATCCTGCCGCCATGCCATCGCTCAGATCCTGGAAGATGTTAGTTGCTACATTGAGAGCAAGGATGAGGACAGACCAGCGGTCATGTGTCATCGGCTTCATTGTGATGTACCCGGTCTCGTCCTCATCCATGCTGACTCCTTACTTGTTGGCTAGCTGGCCGCCAGGACCAGTGCAGCCGGTAGTGACGATTACGCTTGCATCCCACGCCAGGGTAGCAGCCTCGTCAATGTGGCGAGAGTCGCCCATTGCGTTAGACTCCATTGGCATCTGTAGGTGCGGAGCGAGCATAGGACCCTTTAGGGATGCGAAGACCCCATCCGGGCTGTGGTCGCCAGCGAACATGGTTCCGTCGCTCATACCTTATCCTTCGGCTTAGCAGCGGCCCGCTTTGCGGCGGGCCTGGTCTTCGGTGTTACCACCTTGGCAGGGTCAGCATCCGCCTTGGCGGTGCTAGTGGCTGCAAGCTTTGCTTGCGGGCTGTCCTGCTCTAGTTCCCCGCAGCTTCCGCAACGAGAAGTCTGTGTGATGTCAGATGTGTACACAAGGTACCGTCCGACGTTGCAGTTCCAACAGAAGGTGTTGTTAGCATCTCCGCCAGTCCATGACTCGTAGCTAGTTACCGCGTTACTCATACGGCCGACTGCCTCCTAACTCCTGCGCTCATCGTAGGCTGACCAGATCCGGTAAGACCTGCCAGTAGCGTCTGCATGTCTCGGCCCTGCTGCTCGCCTGGCACGCCTGTGCTGCCCCCAGGAGGGACTGGCTGGCTTCCTCCCGGCCCTGGAGTGCCAGGCTGACCCTGTCCACCCATAAGGGCTTCTAGGGGGTTCTGGGCCCCACCAGGGGCCTCCTGAGGCTTGAAGACCTTTAGGACCGCCTCGTGGAATGCAGTGCCCTTGTCTCGCTCATCAATGAGCTTAGCCATCTTGGTAAGACCGTCCATCGGATCCTGACCCTGTAGCGCCATAGCAGGAACGTTCTGCGCGTAAGCCATCATGCCCTGCTTGAGGGCATCGGTCATTTGCTCCTGGTCGATCTGGACTTGGAGCTGTACAACATCGAGGTCCATCGGAAGCTGTCGCTGAACGAAGTCACGCGAAACCAGTTGGTCACCACGAAGCTGTAGAAGAGCAACGATCGCACGTGCAGGATCCTGTCCGGCCGCGAACCCGTAAGTGACGTCAGAAGTATATCCTCCGTTAATATCCTTAGAGGGAACGTAGGTCTCTTCAAACGGAACACCCTGGACAACTCCCTTGACGGTCTTCTTCGCACCAGGCCACAGCTTCTCGTCCATCTCGAAGCACAGTGCCAGAGCGTGACGAAGGGCCATTGCGATAACGCTTTGGCCCGTGGTGATCACAGTGTTGAATCCGCCCATCAGGGCCTGGACTCCACGACCAGTAATGATCGAGGCATCCATGTTTCCAGACCTAGCCTCGGGGCTACGGGTTCCAGTCCTAGTCTCGGAATCGAGAACCTGTCCTTCCTGGAACGCGTACTGAGGCATGTCGCGGGTAATGTACTTGACCTTGTCCGGGTTGTCGGTGCGGATAATCGCATCGTCTCCGAACGTCATCTTCTGTACGTCACGAGGTACTGCCAGTGGAGCGCGTACTGCCTTCTCGGTAGCCTCAAGCGCTAGAAGAGCCATGCGGCTCTTCGCTAGCTGAACCCAGACTACGTCATCGAATGCACCACGAGTCTCACGGTCAAAGCCGGGACGCTTAGCGATTGCGACGTACACCTTGCCCAGTGGGTTCGGCATAGACTCAAGTACCTGGTTACCGTGCTGAGGTAGGAACATAATCATCTGGTCGGCATCGACGTACTTGACAACCTCAATCTCGCGCTCTGCCCAGCCCATAGTCTCCTGGCCGCCAGTCTCGTTAGACTGGAGAAGTCGGAGAAGGGAAGGGAACTTCGAGGCAAGGTGGATAGCCTCTTCGCGCCAGATCTTGGAGTACGACCGGATCCTACCGTACAGGTCGATCTCTGGGTAAACGCCCATCGGGTTCTCTACGCGGATCCTTGGCATCTTCTCTTCGAAGTCTGCCTCGATGACGTAGATGCCCATGCCGTACGTGTTGTAATGATCGCAGAACTCGACCTGGTGGCCATGCTGTAGCTGGCTGAACTGAACGTAGTGGTTGGCGATCTTAGTTCGCTTAGCCATGAACTTCTTCGACTTGTCTGTGGTGATGACACCAGCAGAGCAGTTGATAGAAGGCATGACGCCCATAGTCTCTGCGAAGTCACGAGCAGAGGTATCGATCAGGTTTGCCACGATAGGCTTGGGCCATGCATCAGGCATGGCCCCTGGGATCACGGTGTCAATGTCGCCAGACCTGACGTCGTGAACATCCCTCATACGCTGATCACGATCGGCAGAAGCGCGGCGCAGCGACTCGACCTTCATTGCGACTTGTTCGATCATAAGCGCCATGTGCTACTCCCTTACGCTGGAACCTTTAGAAGGTCCCAAGTCTTCTTGCCCGGAATGCCGTTGGCATCCTTGCCCTTGTATCCGTGCTTCTTCTGCCACCAAGAGTAGGCAGCCATGTCAGCACGTGTGAACTCTGGGCCTGCGCCCTTCTTGTATCCCTTGTATCCTTCGGCGATCAGACGCTTACCCATTGCAGTGATGAGAGGGTGCTTGCGTCCAAGTCGGAAGAAGGAAGCTCCGGGGTACGCGGCGTAGTGTGGGCTTGGCTTAGCTACAGGCTTCCCTGCCCATACGAGCATAGCCCCTCGGTTAGCGAAGTCAGCAACGTCCCGATCGACGCCACCCGCCGAACTATACTGATGAATCTTCCACCCCGGAGCGATGCCTGGCTTTCCGGCAGGGCTGGATGGATCTGCAATCCAGAGGAAGTCGCCCGCATAGTTAGAGTGATCTCGATTCTTCCAGTAGTCCTTGTTGCAGTACAGCCCGACCTTGAGGCCGGGCGCCAGTGCCTTGGTCTTCCTTAGGAACTCGTTCTTCTCTGCGTCATCGACACCAGGAGACTCCCAGTCGAGAACTAGGAACTCACCAGACTTCTCGGTCGCGGTCTTGACGAAGAACGTAGCCTGAGCGTCCATAGACGCGCTAGAGTTAACGAAGTGGTAGTGTCCGACGACTAGGCCCTTAGCCCTGCCGTGCGCGACCTGAGCGGCGTACCTAGGGTTCTTGTAGTTAGTTCCTTCGGTAGCCTTGACCACCACGAAGTCTAGCCCTGTGGTGTCGTAGCTGTCGCTCTGGTAGCTAGCTACGTCGATACCCTTGATCATTGTTATCCTCCCCACCAACCATTTGGATCTATATCCATGGCAACTCCCATGAGATCTAGATCGATGGTGGTAGTACGGTTCTTGTCTCGCTCGGACTGGAATGGGTTGTCAACGTGGAACACGTTGTTTACTTCGTTGGTAATCTCTCGCGCCCTGATCTCTGCGAACCACAGGGCCATGACTACGTCGGTCTTCTTCTTGGTCTTGACGCCAGGAGGAAGTGGCTCCCACGTGGTTAGCTGCTCGATCATAGCCTTGACGCCCTCACCGGAGGAACGAGACGGCAGATGGATCAGAGCCTTCTTAGACTCCCATCCATCGAACAGTGCAGACATAGAAGCGACGCCGAAGTCGGCGTCCCACTTGTTGTTTCCAGTGTAGTGCTCCTTGAGGATGCAGCCTCGGCTGGCAAGGAAGTTCCTGATGTCGCGGTTCTGGGTGACCATGAGGTTCATCGCGTTCTTCTCGATGCGCCATTCCATGATCCCGTACTTGACAGTTAGTTCCTTGATCTTGTCGAAGATGTCATCTGGCTTAAGGCTGCCCTTGGTCCAGACGTCAAGGACCCATCGCTCCCCGGTCATCCTGTCGACTCCCATTACTACCGAAGCCGAGTGGCCGGTCATGGCAGGGTCGAAGCCCCCGACAACATACAGTCCTTGCATTCCGTTCGCACGATGACCGGGTGCACCGCTCTGCATTACACCCGCAGCGCGCATACCGTCTACACAACCAGTGACCGCCTTTACTGGGAAGATAGCGTCTTCTACCACAGACTCCTGCTGGTACACCAGGGCCCAGTTGCGAGGACTCATAGAAGAGCGGCGCTTACGAAGCGCCTCTCCAGTCCACATAGGCCAGAGTCCGTCTTCGTCCTGAACTACCTGAGACCTACCTGCGAGGGATACAGGAGGACGGTTAGTTCGAGGCCATAGCGTGTTCCAGTCCTCCGGATCGTCGGCGTACTCCAGGACCGCAGGTTGGGTGAGGTAGGTCCAAGGAGACGTCTCATCGCCGTAGTAGTCGTCCTTGATGATCTCACCGTACAGGTCCACCGGTGAAAGCCTCGTGCCCACCAGAAGGATACGACCGCCCGGGTAAGATAGTCGGTTGTATACTTCTCGCTGGAGCCAGTCCATCTGCTTCTCATACTCATGTGCGTTCTTTCCTGTTACGCAGTCATCGAGGATAATAAGGTCAGCACGTGCACCATAGATCTGTCCTCCGATACCAAGAGCCTGAACCGTAGGGTCCTTCTCTCCGGACTCACGGCTAGAGCTGGATACGTAGATCTCGGTCGCCGTCCAGGCGGACGAGCCTTCATCGAATCCACCCTCGGGACCGAAGTCAACCTGAAGCTTCTGGTAGTTCCTGTTCTCGGATGCTAGTCGATCCTTGATGCCACGAAGGAATCGCTTGGCCATGTCCTGAGTCTGAGACACGATGATGACACGAACGTTCGGGTCCTGGCAGATCCTGTAAGTTACATAGTTCATAGTGATCGTCGTGGACTTAGCGTGCTCAGGTGGAGTGTTGATCAGTAGGAACTCAGGCTCGCCCTTGATGTAGATCTGGTTCTCGTGCAGGTTCCTAGGGTCACGACCTTCAAGAACGTCGATCCACTGTAGGTGGTGATTGAAGAGCTTCGTGTCTAGGTAGTCTTCACACCACTGAGGGAACGGACCGATGTTCTGGCGGTTCTCGTCAGCATCGTAGTCGCCAGACTTCATAAGCCTGAGACGATCCATCTCGTCTCGGAAGTTGGCATCCGACTGACGTAGGTACTTGTACTGGGCCTCTGTGAGTCCCATGTCCAGGCAAGCCTGCTTGATCGACTTACCGTTCTTGACGTAGTTGATGAAGGTCTGCTTGCGCTGCTGAGAGTCGGTAACTTGACCACGACTGCTACGAGCCTTCGGAGCCTTCGTCGGATCAGTCTTGTAGACCTTGCCATCCTCCGTCTTGTATACCCTTGCCATCTGGTGCCCTTTCATATAAATGGCCTACGGCCCTACTATATCCAGTGGCACGTATTGTGGGTGTTCCCCACACCCCTGGTTCAGTGGCACCCGCCCTAAGGGGCGGTGCCTGGAACGGAGGAGGGATTCCGAGAAGGAGACCTTTATAGTATAACTAGTAGAACCTGTAGACTCCGTGTACGGTCGTGCCTGGTGCACACTGGGCAGGCCGCTCAGGCGGCTGCCCCTGTGCCTAGCGCACAAGTGTACACTTCTTCA